CGCATGAGCAATCATTGCGGGGAGCATACCTTCACCGCAACCTATGTCTAAAACTCGTAATCCTGTCCAATCGTGCTGACCAACTATTGACCATGCTTCATGAAACACATTACATGTAAAAAAAGTATCAGAACCACTTTTAAATACTTTATTATATTTTTCTTTTAATTCTTTATTTTTCATATTCTAGGTTCCTCTCTAGTATATTCATAATTTACATTATATTCAAATTATCTCGTTTTTCAAATGAATAACTTGATAAAATGTGGAATTTTTTCTCTGGGTATAGTTCAAACATAGACACCAGATATTCGTGTGTGAGATTGGTATCATGGCCACTCACTATAGTCAATTTACCGTCCTCATCGTAAGTGCCATCTGCCCACAACCAATCAACCGCAGGGTCATACTCTTTATTTTTGAAATAATACATTTTTTCATTTGTCTGAAACAAATCAAAACCAATAAGAGCAATCTCTATATAATTTGGGTTTGTTACAAAATCATGAAATGCTAATATGCCTGTGGATGGGTCTAAATCTTTATATTTAAAATTCTCTCTAACTTCTGACCCTGAACCAGTATCCACATGGTTATAAATACCCAATCTATCCCTCTCTATACTAGAGTAATCGGTAGATGTTTTATTAGAATAATCATATTGCATACGATTACCGATAATGTCTTCATACCCCTTAAATATAGGTTTTCCACAACCCACAACAGTATTAAACTTATCTATGAATTTTTTTGTGCATCTTTTTACACTTGGACCTTTTCCAAGTATGGCGACTGATTTCTTATGCATGTTGGTAGTACCTTATCATCTAACTCTATTTCCATAATATTAAAATCTACTTCTTCATCGAATGGATATGTTTTATTTTCGATTGCCATCCTTAAAAGTTCTTCATTTGCACAGAACCTATATCTGGGATGACTATATGTATGTAACTTATAAACCATTTCTTCTGGAGTCATACACCAAGAAAAATGGCACCCTATTTTTTTAGTTAAAATCTGACCCACATCTCTCCAATTACAGGGATATTGGTGTTTAAAAACTTTATACTTTGTGGCGATTGGAGATGTAAAATCTTTACCCACCCAAAGATAATTAAACTTATAGAAAAATTGATGCATATTCAATCTGACCAATTCCTTCTTTTCTACTTCTGAAATGATATACTCCCATGATTCTCCGTATATAATTTCATCAGCATCTATTGATACAATAATATCTTCATCATCGAATGACATGTTAGTCATAAAACAACTTCTCATGACAGGTTCATTTATTTTGTGAATTGCATCTTCATCTTCATACGCCTCTACAGTATGTTCACTTATATCGCACGGTAGGTATATCACCTTATCCATAAATTCTTCGGGAAATTCTTTTCTGTGATTCTCAAAAATAAAATCTCTAGGTTGGCCGGTGTGTGTTCTATTATGTTCACATATAATAAACTTATCAATATGATTATAAGATTCTATCAAATTCATAATCAAAAATTTTATTTCATGCTCGGTATAAAAATATGTTTTTAAATATATCATGCTGTTTTCCAAATGCTATAATCTTCATTACCACCATTATACAAATCCACCCAGAACTTGTCATTATTATTTATCCTATTTTCTAACCATTTTTTGCTGTGTATGATTTTCTTATGTTTACCAATAAACCCCGCACAAACACAAAAAGTTGAAGGACTCGAAATTATATAATCACACTCTGTCATCTTACCAAAATCTTTTGCATAATTATCCCTATTAGATGTGTTGTCTCCATACTCATATTGTATACCTATTTTTTCAAGGTAATCCCTTACTTGGTTGAACGATGATAAAGATTCATCATCCGTAAAAAGGATTACACCATCAATATCGTCTATCATATTAATAGCATTTATATAATAATCCACATCCAAAATAGAATCTGGATTCCACGAATGAAAGTCAGTTCCTCTAAAATGAATGGCAACAGTTTTATTTGGAACATTATAATCAGATTTCAATTTAAATATTTCTCTAGTAGAAATTGTGTGCCATCCAAAAAACAACTCACCCAAACAAGGCGGAAGCATGTGTGTTGCTTTTTCACTCAACACTCCAAACATATCGCCAGAAAATAATTGATGACCGTCCCAAGGAACACATCTCCATCTCTTAGAAAAATTTCTATGGGCAATTTGTATTAGATTATTAAAATACAAAACCCTATTACCAAATCCCCAATTGGATGGCATGGTTTCTATAGAAACTATTGGTTGCATATCCACCCTTTACCCTGCCAGTAATTGTATAATTCGCTACGAATATCGTTGTGGGTGGGAGTTTTCCATGTGGCGTGTTCATCACCTCCCAGAGAAGGATTCATATCCCCCCAATTATCTTGTTCATCTATCACTTGAGTTGGTATATACGAATCTATACCACCATGAATTTGACAAGATGCACAGAAATGAATATCCTCTCCGTTTTCAAAGGTAAATGCAGGTTCTCTCCACATGTGATGTATCCATTGTGTTTTGAAAAACCAACAGTGGCCAACGATGTCACATTTTATGGGTTCTTCGTTTAATTTTCCATCACAAAGACCACACCCAAATCCATTGTGGTTTCTGCAATTTGCTCCAACAATACAATTCTTCTCATCACATAATTTCATACAATGACTTAACCAATTCTTTGCAGGGATAGTATCGTCATCAAAAATTGCTGTATATTCTGTTGTAAATAATAAAGGTAAAACAAACCTACCGTGAAATTTAAAATTCTTATCTTTGGAGTGTATATGTTTAAAATTATACTTCTCTTTTAGATGTGATATGTCCACATGGGATTCGTTTTGATACACATATATCTCATCAATATCTGCTGTTTGGTCAAGAATAGCATGAAGTTGTTCTTCTAAATTATTCCGTTTCCACACGGTCAATATGACAGTTACATCAACCACACAAATCCTCCACAATCGACTGTGTAACCTCAAAGGAACCTCTCCTAGAGCAGTTATCGTTGTACCATTTCCTACCGTTCTCAGACAATTCTACCCACTCAGATTCGGTTATATTGTCCACCATGTCCTTGACTTCTTCTGGTGAATTGGCGAAAAGGTAATGAACCCCTTCTTTCATTGGATTGTAAAAACTAATGTCGCACCCACCTGTATAAATCGGAACTGTGCCCAAACCTAAGTATTCTATTTCTCTATTGCATTTTGGTCCATACCCAGGCAACACCAATCCAAATTTAGATTGTTTCACCTTCACCAAATACTCCTCTTGCGTATATGGATAATAATTCACATTTCCCATTACAACAGGCATATTAAATTCTTCGATGCATGTAGACCAATCATATGTATTTCTTGCTTTGAATTGTACATCATTCTCAATCTTCCCCAAAAATATAGAATTAGTTTCTCTCTCATTGTATGGAAGAATGCCTCGTTCGATTTCTGCTTCTAATTTTCTTGGATGTCTAGACCAAAAAATCCACGGAACGCATGAGGCACAGTCCAATTGCATATTTGAAAATAGTGCATGGTTCCATTTTTCTGGCATAAAGTCAAATCTTGCATATTCATATAATAGAATATTTCCCACACCATCAACCCAACAAAATCTGTCATCGCTGTCAACAACTTCACAATATCCAGATTCTTCCCACATACTCAAAAGTTCTCTAAAAGTATCACCCTTTTTATGTCCGTTAAGATTTCTATGAATTTTCATAAATATACCTCTGATAATTTTGAGTTTTCCTTGAACAATTCTTTTAATTTTCTTGCCATGGCATTATCCATATCCAACATTTGTCTTGTAAAATCTCCTCTTGCATCACAAGGTTCTCCTGCCCAAGAAGACATCTTACTTTCTTCTACCATAGATAATACCATATCTTGTTGATTATTCAACATAATTTTATCTAATCCACGAACCCTTTTACAAGGAAACGAAGCGGGTTGATGTTGGTCATTTATTGGACAATCAAGAAAATGGCTATTCAAATAACTTCCATCTTGTGAATATATAAACGTATTAGTCATTAGGTATTGGTCTTGGGCCCAAGGCAAATCACTTCGGTTTGTGTAATAAGATTCAAAGGAAGTAGGAACATTCGGGATATGTTTTGGTTTAAATCCAGACAACCCACCTAGCATATCACATCCCTGTTCGTGATAATGATTTTCGTTTGAACGAATCGTTTGAATATGATACTCATCATTTTGTGCAAATTGAAGTGTACACCGAACTTCGTCACGATTTGGCAGAGAATCTATATCTCTTGTAAAGAAACAATCAACATCATCCCAGTAGGGAAGCATCCTCCACAACATTGGTTCTGATGTCTTATCAAAATCTCGTTCTACCACTTCTACTTTAACACCCGACCGTCTTAAAATTTCAAACAGTGGGTGGTATTGTATACTATGACTAATATAAAACGTGGTAGAAAAATCTGGATATAGTATATCATTCATCACAAGTAAACTTGGTAAATTATACCAATATCTCTCTGGTTCTAATCTATTTTCGTCCCATGTTCTGTGGGAGTGCATCACCAAAGGTTCAAATAAACAATAAGAAATTATAGTATTCATGTTAAAGAAAATTTATGAACATCAAAGTTGTTTGCTTTCCGACCTTCAAAAATTGCTCCGTCTATTCTGTACATCTCTGCATTTTCGTTTCGTGCATGAAGTTCATCAAATGGTTGAGATGTCCACTCGTGCCTGAATATACAAACGGGAGAGACTGCTAATTTATTGAGCATCATACAAACATGTGTCATTTCATTATCACAGAAAATAGAAGTATATGATGGATGATATAAGTATCCCATTGCTTCATATAATTTCCAACCAATAACAGGAAGTGTCATTAACAAATCATTTTGATTTCTGAGTCCATCATGAAACTTAATTGCTCCATCGTTGTTGGGGAAATTCTCCCTCATACCCTCTACTATCAATTCATCAAAACCCTCAAGACAAGGCACCATATCGTCAGATAAAAGAATAACAATATCTGCTTCTTCACCTTCAAGATTCGCATTACATGCTTCTACTTTTGTTTTGGAGTTACCATAATGATATACGAGGTCTGTGCCATTCTTCCTAACTCTTTTGAGGTACGACTTCATCTTTTTGTTGTTCATGGTATCATCGTCTTCATCCATTGTGATGACGAATCTTACAGGATTATTGCCAGATAGGAATTGGATAGTTTTTTCCAGAACCTTCTTAAATTTATCTGGTCTGTTTCTTGTTGGAAATTTGATTAATATTTTGCTCATAATAAAAAAAGATATACCTTCTAGGGGTTGTTGCCGATATGATATTTGGGAATCAACTCCCACTCATCTTTCTGGTTATATGGGAGAATCTTGATTTGTGCAAGACTAACTTGAGGTTCTTCGTAATCTTCACCCTCAAACACGGTTATAAGTTCCCATTCGTTTAAAAGTTTCACAATAGTATTTCTTCTTCCGATATCATTATCTGTCATGTCGGATTTTAATCCATCCAAACAAAACAATTCCTTGAAATGCATAATTGCATATCTTCCTCGTTTGTGTAAAATGTGGCATGATTGATATAATTTGTTTTCTTTTCTGGACGATACCCCTATTCGGGTAAGTGTTTCCTTGATTTTCAAAAAATCATCATCCTCATTCAATTCTATTTCAATTCCCAATCCTTGAAAAATGTCTTCCAGTTCTTCCATAGTACATATTCACTTTCATTGTATTTTATAATTATTTATAATACAATGCATTTTAGGACTCTATATCTGCTTCTCTGATGCGTTCAATGTCATTTTTGGACAAAATCGAAAGTGCCTCTTTTGCTTTAGAATTTGAATAATTGAAGTTTTGTTTGATTAATTCTAGGTCTTTTGAATTTTCATCCTTTAGCCATTTGCTATATCGTTTTCGTTTTCGGATTGCGGATGACAAGTAATCAAACTGTAATCTTTTTTCTAATTGATTTAATCTATTCATCTCGTTTGCGTGGAAGATAGTATCGGGAAAATAAGAAAGACACCTGTTAATCACGAACGGAACATAATCCTTCTGAATCATATCATCTTCTGTATCGAACAAAGATTCTTTGCTGTAATTGATTGCTGTTAAAAAATCACTCAGTTTCATCTTGAATTACTGCTACTATATGCTCTCTTCTTATCACATCAAAGTCTTTATGCATACCAATTCTTGACCGTGCATCATATAATATAGTATCTCCCTCCGAATAATCAACTGGTGGTACTGTGCCATCCATTAACGGAAGTCCACGACCCAGAGAAAGTATCTTTGATTCTACAAAACTACTATCGAGAATTTGACTTTGCTTAAAGATGATACCACCCTCAGACACCTGTTCCTCTTCATAATCCACTTTTTCTACGATGATATAATCACCTTCTGCTTTTAAATTCACTTAAATTCCGCCTCCATCATAATTTCAATTAAACATGCTGTTGTATTTATTTCCGTATCTGCTACGAATGCTTCTTTGTATTGGTATTCTGCTAAAATAAGAATAGTTGCAGGAATACTCTGGGGTGTAATATATTCGGAAAGATAATCATACATCTTCCTGAATATTGCTGTCTGGTCGTTATCTAAATTTCGTACCACCCATTTGCGAACATTTGAGAAATTCTTTTCTTTCATGTATTTCATGAGGTCTTTGATTTCAATTTCACCCAACTGTGATAAAATGCCCACATCAATACTTCCAGAAATCGAATATCGTTGAAGTTCGTTTAGAGTCCTTCTAAAATCTGGAAAGTATTTCATAATCAACTCTACCAGAATCTTTTCCTCATATGGAATATTCTCTTCATCTAGAATATTCTTAACTCTGGAAAGAAAACCCGAAGCAAGTTGTGGTTTTTCTTTTGAGGGCATTACAAACTCAATATTTGTACACCGTGAATGAATAGGTTTAATAATTCGGTTCTTGTAGTTGCAAGTAATAATAAACCTACAATTTTTAGAGAACTCTTCAATAGCACCACGCAACGCAGGCTGAATGCTTTGTGCGTTACTATAGTCGAACTCATCAAGAATCACTACCTTCTTTGCACCCGATAAGGATACAGAACTTGCAAAATCCTTGATAGTTGTTCTTAAAGTATCAATGTTGCCAGATTCTGAACAGTTAATAATAATCCAATCACAACCCAACTCATTGCAAAGTGCCTTGGCAACTGTAGTTTTACCACATCCTGCTTTTCCAGATAACAATAAATTCTGTGCTTGTCCAGATGATACAATATCTTCAAATGTTGATTTTATAGATTTTGGTAAAATACAATCATCTATTGTTTGTGGTCTGTATTTTTCTACCCATAAAAATTCTTTCACTAATTCTTCTGTAATCATAATATAATATTTCTTCTATGTTCTTTGTTTCACTTGCTCATTAATCCAATTATATGTTACTTCGATACCTTCCCTCAACGGTCTAGAAGGCGACCATCCTAACTTCTCTTCAATCAAACTATTTTCCGAATTTCTACCACGAACACCTAGAGGTCCTTCAATGTTATTAATTGTAATGTCTTTTTCTGAAATGTCAATAATCATTTTTGCAAAATCATTAATACTAATCATTTCATCCGAACCCACATTAAAGGGTCCGTGTTCTTCGGATTCCATTAATTTCATAGAACCTTCCAAACATTCATCTATAAACAAAAACGAACGAGTTTGAACACCATCTCCCCAAACTTCAATCTCACCACCATCTTCTATTTCTGCAATCTTTCTACACAAGGCAGCCGGTGCTTTCTCCTTACCACCCTCCCATACTCCTTCTGGTCCATAAATGTTATGGAATCGAACAATCTTAACATCTAGTCCATGATTTCTCATATAAGACAAATATAACCGTTCGGAAAATAGTTTTTCCCAACCATATTCACTGTCTGGTGCGGCGGGGTATGCACTATCTTCTGTGCAGTCTGGATTGTCTGGGTCTAATTGATTGTATTCTGGATATATGCAAGCAGATGAAGAATAAAATACCCTACCAACTCTTGTTTTTAAACACCTCTCTACAATATTGAGATTAATTAGTGCGGAGTTGTGCATAACTTCTGCATCATTTTCTCCAGAAAAAATATAACCTGCACCGCCCATATCGGCTGCCAGTTGATACACTTCATCATATCTTCGGTCGAAAACTGAATCACAAATCTGTTGGTCACGAAGGTCACCAACAACAAATCTATCAGCAGGGGATTCGGAGAAATAAGGTTTCTTCAAGTCACAAACAGTAACATGATGTTGCTGTTCCTTTAGTTTTTTTACGAGATGACTTCCTATAAAACCACCACCGCCGCATACGAGAATATGTTTCATTTTATTATCCTTCTGTATATTTTGAATCCATTTCCAGTGCGACATAATATTCTAAGTCGCAATTATTGTGAACAAATCTACTAACAACATTTTTACAAACCGATACTTTATAGTCTCCTGGCAATAATCGAAGGTTTTCAATCTTGTAATAAAACTCAAAAGTATCATTTGGATTTGGATTATCTCCAACAACGACTGTGTAACTGTTTGTTGTGGATGATTTTTTATCCATTACCACCAATTCAATTGTTCCGTCTTTGCTATTTGAACGGATACATAAATCTGGTAGTTGAAGAACTGATGCAGATTTAAGAATATCGTTAAAATTCTTTTCCGTAAAATTGAAATCAATTGCTACTTCTGGCATTTTGATTTCCTTTTTTAGTGTAGTTAAAAGAGATGGTTCTGAATAAAAATACGAAACCTTACCACCACCCTTACCAGAAATTGTCACGAACTTTTCGTCAAATGTAAATTCTGGTTCTTCAAAAAGGGAAATGGTTCCGAGAAACTTACCCATATCCCATATCCCAAACTCCACTGGGAAATCTTCTTTTAGTGTTGCAATTGCAACAACATTCTTTGCGGGTGTAATGGTATTGATTATATTACCACCCTTCACCAATAGATTGGAATTAAGTGAAGAAAAATTCTTCAAAATCTTTAATGTTTCTTTTGAAAGTTTCATTGTTTTAACCTCTGTAATCATACTATATATCTCCATTTTCTAGACATTTATTCATATCCCAACTTCCGTCTTCGTTGACGAGATGAGAATATTTACATTGAACATCACACTTATGATATTCACCAAACTGCTCCATTTCATCAAGCAGTCCTTTTTTGAAAATAGAATCATATCCATCCTCAATCCAACTACCTAATCTGTATTCTGGTACTCCACGAAATTCTGTACACCAATAAGTATAACCATCGGCGCAGAATATCACTGCTTTTTTAGGACCAAAACATTTTTCTACACATCCCCCATTTCCTCTAAAAATCTTTTCCTTTTCAAAAGCACACATAAATTTAATACCAACCTTCTTTGCATATGCTCTTAGTCTTTGTTCTACATCATCCCATGTGGTAATGGGTTCTATAACCCTACCGTCTTTGAAGTGTGCCACTCGAACGAAAAACTCATCAAATCCTTTATCTTTTGCAAACTTGATTGCTTCTTCCAACTTTTCCCATGTATTGTTGTAGTGGGTGATTAATGCTTTGAATGTTACCAGTGTACCACAAGATTGTATTTGGGGTACAACATTATCAATATTTTTCATAACATAATCAATTTTACTTTCACGAATTGTAAAATATGAATCGCTGTCAACAGTGTCCACATCTATACCAATCCACGTTGGGTGAAGTTCTTTGGTTATTTTTAGTCGTTGAAGAAGAGTACCGTTAGTTATAAAACCAACCTCTGCATCTTTTTTACACGCTTCTTCAACCATATCTGATATGTTCGGGTGTACGATTGGGTCACCACCACCAGAAAATACAATTTTCCCTACCGTGTCTGGTAAACTTTTTATCAATTTTATATAATCCTCTGTCGTAGCGGCATCCTTGCATGTCTTTCTGAACTCTTCCACATTACAGAAATAGCAATTTTGATTACATATATTAGTGGGGTCTATCTCAACCTCAAATGGTTGAACACCATCCCTCAATACATTTAATTGTATATCACTATTGTTCAAAAGTTTCAAATTCCTCAGTGTCTAGAACACCGTCACGAACCTCATCTAACATTCTCTTTCTCCAATGTCTGGAAGCCCTTTTAATAGAATTTTTCTTTGTTTTGCTTCTAAAATCCCTGCCATTACCATCTCGTTTGTCGTTCTTTCCTTTATTTTTCTTTTTGGACATTTTAGAATTCCTCGATGCAATCTACAAAATTCATCAAATTATATTTAATGAAATAATTTAACAGATTCCCCCTCTTTCCTTTCGGTTCTTTTTTAAATTCATCTAAAATATTAGACTCATATTCCTCTGGTATAAAATTCAAATCTATAAGTGTTTGATTTCTCTGCCATTCGTGTGTTTTAGACCACACACTAATATCTTCAAGTACCTCTTTAATCTTCTTTTTCCTGCAAGGTGTTTGTCTTTTATTTTCATTTATAATAGAATCATCATCTGAGAAAATATTAGGAATACCATCAGAAGAATCTCCTCTGATTATATGTTCAATCAACTCATCCTCTGGGTCTAACGATTCAATGAAATCCTTTTTTGTTGGACTGTATTGTCTAACATTAGGATATTTCATCAGTTGCTTTAAATCTTTATCACTTGATATAATCATTACCTGTTCGTCACTTGTTTTTGACAATACTGCTATTATATCATCTGCTTCCGTTCTGTCTACCATTATACTCTTATATGGTAAATTTTCTTTTAGTTCATCTCTCAACAAATTCAAAGATTCAAAAATATCGTTCCAGTTATGGTCAGACTCCCTCATTTTCTTTTTTCTATTTGCCTTATAGTTAGAGAAAAAATCCTTGCGCCAATAATTGCCCGCATCATGACATATAACCAACTCCCCATATTTGCCGTGAAATTTCTTCCTATACATTCTATAAGAATTTAACACCATATGTCGAAGCATATCTACATCGAGTTCTGATTTTTGTTTGATTATATGAAACGCACAAGCAATTACTATTTGATTGTTGTCAATAAGTATCATTAATTAAATTCTCCGCCTTCAATTGTATCGGGTGTTATTTCTTTCCAACCAGAACTTTCATGAAGTGGGCCCATTCCTTCTGGTATATTATTATTTGCAAGATATGTTTTATTGTTGTATGAAACAATATCACCCCTTTTATATTTGACATAATCACCATTTTCATCTACAACAGAAAACACTCCTTTATGATTTCCTGTATCGTTTGGTGTCTTTGTTGGTTGTTTATGTTTACTCACACTCAAAAGGTTTACTTTGGTTTCTAACTCTTCTATTTTAAAAATCAATCTCATTATAGTAATACTATTGATGTTTAAATCTGGGTATCGTCTTTTAATGTCTGCATCCGTCATTTTTTCATTCAACATAATACCCTGAATAGCAGTATAGCCCTTATGTCCATGCTCTTTGAATATCTTTTTCCAAATCCACCAATTTTCGTATGGTAATGCCATTATGCAACCTTCTCTAACAATAGAACTTCAACTCCTTCAACAAAAGCATGGATTGCTTCGTATGGGTCTATATTTGCTGATGGTCTTCTATCCTCGATGTGTCCCCTATATTCATTTTTAACAGTTGTTAATGGAATTCTGACGGAAGCACCACGGTCGCAATCTGACCAAGTATACTCATCATATTTTGATGTTTCGTGTTCACCCGAAAGTCTTCGTTCGGTTCCAGTACCATAAGAATCAATACAATTATCATGGGAATCTTTCAACACAGAACACACTTCTTCGATGTAATCTTTTCCACCTTCTTCTCTCATTTTCTTATTGGAGAAATTAATATGACACCCCGAACCGTTCCAATCTCCTTCAATTGGTTTTGGGTCGAAACTCACATACTTACCTCGTACCTCTGCTAATCTGTTAAGAATATATCTAGAAACAAACAATTGGTCTGATTGTGAAATGGCTGTTGTGGGGTTGAGTTGATACTCCCATTGTGATTTCAAAACTTCTGCATTTGTACCACCGATATTAATACCCGATTGGATACAAAATTGTGCATGGGTTTGAACAATTTGTCGTTGGTCATTGGATATATTATTTCCACCAATACCACAATAATAATCTCCTTGTGGTTTTTGGTCTTCATGCCAGTTGTCTATTGTACCATATTCATCCACAAAAACATATTCCTGTTCCAAACCAAACCACATATCATTCGAGTCTGGAATAGAATCAATAAGAGTTCTTAATTTGGCTCTTGTGTTGGTTTCGTGTGGTGTATCATCACCATTAAACACTTCACACAATACTATGTAAGATACACTATTTGGTTGTTGGCTCGAAAAGGGATTACCAAAGAACCGAACTGGCTTCAAAATTAAATCACTATCTTCTCTGTTTGATTGGTTTGTACTCGACCCATCGTATGTCCATTGTGGAATTTGAGTCATGATAGATTCAAATGGCAAAGGGTTTTCTTCTGTTCCAAAATTGATAGGAAGAAACCGAGTTTTGCTTCTCGTGTTGTTGTCTCCATCAACCCAAATATATTCTAATTGTGCCAACTTTCGTTGAGGTATATTGGTGGGTTCTTTTTGTTTATCATTTGGATTTGGTTTTGGTTTTGGTCGTGGGGGTGCAGGGATTACCTCGCCGTTTGCCCATTTCGTCAAGACATCCACCTCTCGGAATCCACAAACCATATTACCTGTTTCTGATTCTATAAACAACGGCGTTCCGCAACGAACTTCATGTTTTGATTTTATTTCGTTTGCTTGTTTTGCCTCGTCTTGATTTGAAACATCTAATGTTGTAATTTCTACTCCATTTTTTATCAATTCGTCAACAACTGGGTCTGCTTTCTTGCACCAACCACAATTTGGGTTCATGATATAAAATAATTCTTGTTTTTTCGTTTTGCTCATTTGTTATTTTTCCTTATAAAAAATCATTACTGGTTCATATTTTAGGTACTTTCCGTCTACCTTACAAAAATTCTTACATGTGGGTTTACCGTCTTCGTCTAAACGATTCTGGCCGGGCATTCCTTCTAACGCCATCTTTAATGTATACTTATATAGTATACCCAAAGAAGAAAGAATGTCAATACTATCTTTTTGAATTGGTAAATATTTTCCACTCACCAATAGGTCTGCAACATTCCACGCCATATATCTATTTGGTTTTAAATACTCTACACAAGTTTCCAGAGTCGGACGTAAGAATCCATCTCGCCAACTCTCATAAGACGAACCATACTTTTTATAGGATTGATTTTCATCTTCACTATATGCTTCTCTATTAAAATATGGCGGAGATGTGAATATAAAATCCAACTCTCC